ACGCAACGTGTGGTATTTATGGCAGGAGCGCAGGTTGGTAAAACGGAGGCAGGAAACAACTGGCTTGGTGCAATCATCGACCTATTCCCTGGCCCTGTGCTTGCAATTCAGCCGACCGTTGATATTGCTATGCGATTTAGCAAACAGCGTATTGCTACACTAATCGAGGAGTCACCACGGCTGCGGGATAAAGTGCGGCCACCACGGTCACGGGATAGCGGTAATACGTTATTCAGCAAAGAGTTCGCTGGTGGAGTGCTGATGATAACTGGTTCAAATAGTGCGGCAGGATTAAGGTCAATGCCTGTCAAATATCTATTCGCCGATGAGGTCGATGCATGGCCATATGATGTTGAGGGAGAAGGTGACCCGTTATCGCTCGCAGAGCGGCGGACTATCACCTTTGCACGACGTAAAATATTTATATGCAGCACTCCAACGTTACGAGACCAGAGTAGGATTGAGCGTGAATTTTTGCAGACTGACCAGCGCCGTTACTTCGTGCCATGCCCACATTGTACGGGTACGCAATATCTACAATGGAAAAATATAGTGTGGGAGAACCGAGACCCAACGACAGCCAAATATAGATGTGAGCATTGTGGAGAACTAATTGACGAGCGGTACAAGACGGTGATGCTCCCTGCTGGCAGGTGGTTGCCTACCGCCCATGGGCAGGTTCCGAATGCTGTCGGCTTCCACCTAAACTCGTTATATTCACCACTCGGATGGAAGAGCTGGGCTGATATTGTGGCAGAATTTCTGCGAGTGAAGGCGGATGCACCATCACTTAAAACGTGGGTGAATACAATTCTAGGCGAAACGTTTGAGGAGGACTATGCTGCTAAATTAGGTGCTACTGGACTAGCGGAACGTGCTGAATTTTATGAGCCAGACATTGTCCCTGAAGGTGCTGTGATTGTTACGGTTGGCGTTGATGTACAGGATAACCGATTGGCGATCCTATTTGTGGCATGGGGTGACGGCGAGCAGGCATGGATCCTGAACCACATGGAGATATACGGCGACCCTAGTTCTGCATTACTCTGGAAGCAACTGGACGATGTCGTGTTAGCACCATTGACTTGGCATAATGGACACAAGCGCGCTCCAGATGTAGTTGCTATCGATAGCGGCGGGCATTTCACTCACGAGGCGTATCAATATTCTCGTGAGCGTAAATTGCAGAATGTTATTGCAGTTAAGGGGTCATCTATACGAAACCGTCCGCCAATAGGCAAGCCATCAAAAGTGGATGTCAACATCCGTGGACAATTGCTGAAACGTGGCGGGATTGTATACCCTGTCGGCACTGATACAATCAAATCGACGTTGTATGGTAGACTGGCTCATAACACACCTGGAGCAGGATATATCCATTTCAATACAAAACTAACTCCCGACTTTTATCAACAGCTAACGTCGGAGAGGAAAAGCATACGGTATGTCAAAGGATTTCCGGTTTATGAATGGACGAAAAACCCAAATGTAAGGAATGAGGCATTGGACTGCCTAGTGTATGCCTATGCTGGATTCAATCTGTTATATCAGCGGTACAATAAATCCACATTATTTACACAATTTGCTAAAACGTGTGGTACTGTAGTAGATAGTGCTAAAGTAGTATCAATTGATACAACCTTAGCAACGCCAGCGAGACGTACTCGTAAACCACAACAACCACCTCCCAATTCCTTTGTCAATAACTGGTAATGAATATTGAATATCCCCTCAGTTATTGTGGCTGGAGACAGCCTGACGTGGCGTGATGATTCTACTACCGACAACTTAGGGAATCAGATAACGTCTGCCACGCATACGCTCACCTATGCTATAAGGGGGGCGCAGAATTTAACGTTAACTGGTTCCGCATACCTGACTGGTTGGGAGACAACAGCAACGGCAGCGCAAACAATAACTTTACTTGGAACTACCTATTATTGGCAGGCATACGCAACACAGGGAGCCAATAGGGTAACGCTAGGGCAGGGTAGGGTAGAGGTACGCAAAAACCTGAGTACACAAAGCGCAGGTGCAGAGCTACGGACGCAGACGCAGATTGACCTCGATAACGTTGAAGCGGCCATCCGTGCCATGATTTCAAACAAGGCGGTTCAGGAGTATTCTGTTGCAGGACGTAGCATTAAGAAGATGGCGATGTCCGACCTGATTATGTTGCGAGACCAGTTGCGCTACCAGGTAATACAGGAGCGTAGGCAGGAGTTAATGCAGAACGGACAGGGCGACCCACACAGTTTATTTGTGAGGTTCTGACATGGCGTTGTATAGGCAGATACTAAATTTATTCAGCAAGCCGAGGCGTGGGCGGCGTTCATATCAAGGTGCCGGCGTTAATCGGCTGACTCAGAATTGGTTGACGAGTTCGACTAATGCGGATTCAGAGATTCGCGGTTCACTTCGTACACTACGGAACCGTGCCAGGCAATTATGTAGGGATAATGATTATGCACGTCAGGCATTACGGATAGTTGTTAATAACGTGGTGGGCAGTGGCATTCAGTTTCAGTCTCAAGTAAAAATGGCTCGTGGTGCAGGACGGCTCGACCAACGGATTAATAATTTAATAGAGTCGGCATGGCATGAATGGTGCAAGAAGTCTTCATGTGATGTTGGTGGGAGGTTGAATTTCCACGACATTGAACGACTGGTTATGCGGTCGTGTGCTGAAAGTGGTGAGGTAATCATTCGTCTAGTAAATCAACAATTTGGGTATAGCGGAGTACCACTTGCATTAGAAGTAATCGAGTCCGACCTGTTGGTGGATGATTACAATGGCACTGCGGAGAATGGCAATGAAATACGAATGGGTGTTGAAGTGGACAAGTGGTCACGCCCTGTCGCCTACTACTTTTATGCAGGCATGAGGCATCCAGGCGACTATTTGTTTAGTTCTCATACTGTAGTCACTTCACGATACAAACGCATACCTGCTGATGAAATCATCCACCTATATACGGTAGATAGACCTGGGCAGACTCGTGGTGTGACGTGGTTCAGTTCATCTGTGGAGCGACTGCATCATCTAAGTGGATACGAACAGGCAGAACTGATTAGCAAACGAGTGGCAGCTTCCTTAATGGGATTTATCACGAGTCCTGAAGGGGAGTTAATTGGCGATGGTGTTTATGATGATGAGCGGGTAACGACATTTGAGCCGGGTGTATTCAAGTACCTGGCACCTGGTGAATCGGTTAGTGTTCCAGCGATAAACAATGACCAATCGGCTACCTATGCTGACTACATTCGTGCGAGCCTGCGTGCATTTTCGGCAGGGCTTGGATGTAGTGCTGAGTCCGTTATGAATGACTACAGCCAGAGCAACTATAGCAGTAGTCGGTTAGCCCTTCAGAATGAACGTGATGTGTGGCGGCAGTTGCAGTCGTGGTTGATAGACAATTTTAACAAAATCGTGTATTACCGGTGGCTCGACATGGCTGTATTATCTGGTGTTCTGAACCTCCCACGGTATGAACTAGACCCATCGTTTTATCATGACTGCCGATTCATACCACGGTCATGGGGCTACATCGATCCAACTAAAGAGGTGGACGCCTATAAGGAGGCGCTGCGGGCAGGGTTCGTAACCAAGTCACAGATTATTGCTGAGAACGGCAGTGACCTACAGGAGGTTTACAATCAGCTATCGGCTGAGCATGAATTAGCAGAATCATTAGAGTTGCAGTTTGATACTGACGTGCCCATGCCGATAGCAGTACAACAATATGCTGCACCAATAGCAGCCGATACTGAGGATGAAGTTGATGACATAGAGGATAACGACATAGAGGATAACGACATGGAGGAGGACGACATGGAGGAATCATCTGCAAAATCTATTTATAAACGAGTACCTGAGAGATACAGCCACATAAATTTCCGTCCACCTGTTGGAGCACGTTCTGAGGCGAAGAGGGGTTTGGCTTGGCGGCGTGAATTTGGGCGTGGTGGTACAGCGGTTGGTGTGGCACGGGCTAGGGACATACAGAATGGTGTGGAACTCAGTCCTGATACATTACGTCGTATGCGCTCTTTTTTTGCACGGCATGAAGTGGACAAACAGGCTACCGGATTTAGTCCAGGTGAGGATGGGTTCCCTAGCAATGGTCGTATAGCATGGGCACTGTGGGGTGGAGACCCTGGGCAGACCTGGGCAAATAAAGTAGTGAATCAAATGAATGTTGCTGATGAGGAGGACAACTAATGCTGTTACGAATATTAGGACGCATGGAGGAGGAGAATGGTGACGATGATAACATGGTCAGATTCAGTTTCTCATCAGAAATGCCAGTGGACCGAGCGATGGGTGACGAAGTACTTGACCACGGCGATGGTTCCGTTAGGCTGGATAGGCTGAACAATGGCGCACCACTGCTATTTAACCACGACTCGAACCAACTCGTTGGTGTTGTGGAGCGTGCCTACGTTAAGGACAGGCGTGGTTATGCGGAGGCTAGATATTCATCATCAGCGTTTGCTCAGCAAATTAAGGATGATGTCCGAAATGGTGTAATACGCAACGTTTCGGTAGGATACCGTATACTGCGAGTGGACAACCACGATAAACGGCAAACCGATGAATATCGGGTTACTGAGTGGGAGCCATTTGAATTGAGTTTGGTTACAATCCCCGCTGATCCTACGGTTGGCGTTGGTAGAAGCCTGGTGGACGAGGAGCCACTAATCGTTAAACAATCGAGGGACAACATGGAACAACAACAATCGTTGGAATTGCATCAATCTGCAATTGCTAACGAACGGAATCGCGTACGGACTATTACCGCTCTCGGTACTAAGTTCGCAAGGCATGAGTTAGCGGATCAATTAGTAGAGTCTGGTAAAACTGTCGAGGAGGCTCGTGCAGCATTTCTCGACGTATTACAAACAGCAGGACAAATCGAACGTCCTGTTCAATCTGACTCTAGTGCAATCGACCTGAACAAGCGCGAGCAACGTGACTACTCTGTAGTGCGTGCTATCCGTGCTTGTGTCAACAACACATGGAACGAGGCTGGACTAGAGCGTGAAGTGTCGGATACGCTTGCCAAACAGATTGGGCGTGAAACCCAGGGGTTCTTTATTCCACACAATATCCCAATCAGCACTCGTAGCACTCAGAGCGTTACATCATACTCAACTGGTGGTGCATTAGTTGCGGAGAATCTACTGGCAGCATTCTTCATTGACCTGTTGCGGAATACTGCAATTATCACCCAGCTTGGGCCAACCGTCCTGACTGGTTTAACTGGCAATGTTTCTATCCCACGTCAGAAGTCGGCATCCACCATGTACTGGGTTGCTGAAGATGCAGCTGTTACACAGTCTGGGTCTACCTATGACACCATGACCCTAATGCCAAAGCAGGCGGGCGTATTGTCTCGGATTACTCGATTGGCAATGCAGCAGACCAGTCCTGATATTGAACAATTGGTTCGTAACGACATTGCCCAGCAATTAGCGTTAGGTATCGACCTTGCCATTATCAATGGTTCTGGCAGCAATGGGCAACCACTTGGACTCCTACAGGTACCACTGGCTAATGCTAGTCAAACAGTAAGTGCAACGTCGATTACCAATTTAGACCCGCTAATTACGTTAGAGACTGAAGTAGATGTCCTTAATGCACTAAATGGTAGTCTGTACTACCTGACCAATTCAGCCGTTATTGGACACCTCAAGAAGTTGAAGGCGTCTAGTACTGGTGCTGCGGATCGGTTACCGTTATGGACAAACAACCTATTAGACCCTGCTGGTCGTGGCATATTGCCGGCGATTAATGGATATCCAATTGTCCGTTCCAATCAAGTGCCCACCAATTTTGGTGGTACTGCCAACAGGCACTGCATCATCTTCGGAAATTTTGCTGATGTTGTT